AAGGAGGGAAGATGGTATTTGCGTCAGGAAGAAAACGTACACGAGCAGTAGTACCTTCAGGAATGTTCCAATGGGCATAAATGCCATTGTCACCACCACTGCTGTTACCCTGGGATTTGTTTTCTTGTGCTTGAAGTTTTGCGCGGATTTCCGCAAGTGAAGTTGCCATAATAAGTTCTCCTTTGTTTTACCATGATTATGTGCCAAGATACTAACTTGCACCCTGCAAGTCTATAACAAATGTATTTAGTCTGTCAATACTAAAACTTAAAATATCGTTGAGCACAGAGTAACTGTACAGTCAAATTTGAAAAGATTCAAATTTTATTTTACCAAATTATTTTTTTGACTTGTTGCCCCAATTTTTGGCGCCCATGTTGCGGCATCTTTCCATCGCTCCACTGGCATACGCACTTGGAATAACTTTATATCTTGCTTTTACTTTATAATAGCAAGCATCCTTTTTTTCAGCCAAAGCAGAGCTACTGTATGCTGGTCCGCCGCATTCTGGGCAACTTATTCGACCTTCCGTCAAACCATGCTTTTCGGCAATGTCATTAAGATCGACTCCACGCTCACTTGCAAATTCAGTAAAATCAGCGTCAATGTCAAATTCATATGCATTGTATAGTGCAGTAAAACCTTTGGCCATGTCTTGTTGGAATGCTTTATATATTTCTGCAATAGTTTCCCGATCTTCTGGTTCTTCTCTAGTTTTAATAAACTCTTTCAACAGAGATAAAATTATCTTTGTTTCATTGCTGATTTTTTTTGTCTGTACGGTCTGTGTTTTATTAAATGCTTGATAGATATCTTGTTTGACATTGAATCCCTGGTCCATGAGTTGTTCTGCTACATGATCTCTAACAAAGGTATCCATGGCATAAAATGCTTTGATACCTGCTGCCATTCCTGATGATATAAATGTTTGACCAACTTTGATGATCTTGGCAGCATCAGCCCCGTCGCCTTCATCGTTATACATCTCAACATAATCTTGGCCGATTTCGATGATAGCATTGCCGTAGTCTAGAGGTCCATTTCCACCCTGGCCGTCACCAGTAGCAAATTCATTTAATGAATCTTCCGCCACACCTTGCTGGACTTGCGCCACTTCAACTTTACCTGCTTGTACTTCACGCTCGTAGCCATGATTGCGAGCCCAACTTAATCCGGTTTTCATAGCCGCCTCTTTATTACTGACCCCACCAAACTTTATCATTGGCTCACCGTTGATCATTACTTGCCATTCAATGTTGCGCGGTGAATCGGGTTTATATTTTTCTGGATCGTAAGGTTTATGGGGTGGCACTTTTTGACCTGAACCTACATTATGTGATCCACCTGCTCTTGAGATTTGCTGTTTAGCTTGCCATACTTCGTGCCATAGTATGTCAACTAATTTACTACCTAACTCTTCTTCTGCCCACTCTAGCATACTTTCTCTAAATTCTGTATCGTAACTAAAGACTGTATCTGCAAGATCAAACCAATTTGGAGAATTATTACTGCGTAGTTTATCATACGCTTCTCTAACATCAGAAAGATCTTGCTTCCAATTTATTTCTTCTGGTTCTTCTTCGTCATAGTCAGTATCTTGAGCAGTTCCTAATGATATCATTACACCAGATAAAAACTTCTTTACTGCTGATACTGTTTTAGGAGGAGCAGGCTTGAAGAATTTTGCATAAGTTTGCTTCATCAAATCACTGTAATAATTTTCCGCCAAACCTTGCTGACCCTGGCTTATTCTGTGCAGAGTATTCAATTCATCCACTAGTGCCTGCCCGGCCTTTTTGATATCTCCTGTATGTTTCATTACAGTGTATGCAGTTTCGATAGCCGCCATCATTTGTTCTTCAGAAGGTTGCCATCCTTTTTTCGGATCTAAAACTCTTTTAAATAACTGCATTAAACCGGGCAATGTTTTTATTAGATGTGCTCTATATTCTTCTGCTGCTTGATCATGCTGGCCTTCGTTCATTCTTCCTGATAATCTATTCAGTGCACGATCTAGTCCTCGTTCTCTTTTTCGATCAACTGGGGTATCGAAAGGGGCCTTATTATACTGATCACCTGCACGGCCCGATTTAAAACTGTCACTGGTAGATCGAAGTAGTTGATCTTGAACATTAGCTTTAATATACTTTTTTAATAGTTCTTTACTTACTTCGTTTATAGATTCTTTTTTTGTTTTAACATTAATTGCTGCGCCTGTTCGTTCTGCATTAGGATCTTCTCTGCGCTTTCTCCGAGCTGCACTGGCACGGCCTTTCTTGCCTAGTGCATGTGCTTTAGCTTGTGGTAAACATTTTGGCTTGCCTTCACTGCTATCACCTCGAGCACAGTCACCGCGAATTTTTCCGTCAGGTCCAAATCGCACCCATTTTTCTTTAAACCATTTGCGCAGATTTTCAGTTAATTCTTGCTGTCTTTTTTTTTGCTCCATTACCCCCTTACCGCCGGGTAATTCTCTATCAAACGTAGTGCTACCATAAACTCCATAGCCATAATCGTAAACTCCCATCTTTGGGAATTTCATTTTAGGAAATTTTAGGCTGATCCAGTCTTTAGCACGTTCTATTTCGTCTTTGCTTTCAAAGTAGTAAACACCATCTTCAAATTTAAACTCAAAACCTTTTTCATTTAAAAGTCCAGCAAGATTTTGATTTTCATTGTCATCTACTATGTTCTCTGCACTGTCACGCTCAACATTTTGTAAACTGTTAGCAAAAGGACTTTTAACATTTATATCTGCAGAATCTTCTTCTATATCTTCTGCATCCATTGCTTGTTTTTTATTGTCCTTATCTGTGGGATTTTCCTCAAACTCTCTTACTATATCATTCGCCCAAGATTCGAATTCCTGTTCTGTGGCCATTTTACGACGATGATACTCTCTAAATACAACTGGCAAAGCATTAGTAATTCTATCATCGAATACTTTTCTTACAAACCGTTCTCTCAATTCAGTCAGATCAAATTCAGTTTCTTCCAACACTTCTGGTTGCCATAATTCTCGATATTGATCGTAACCGCGCTGACTGCGAATTAGATGTAAATCACTATGCAATCTGCCGTAATGATCTATGGCACTTTCTACCATTTGCTGAGTTTCAATGTCTTCAAATGTTCTACCGCGCATGTTGCGAACAAACATGCGAAGGTCGGCCATCTCTTTAATCATTCGTCCTATATGCTGGGAAAAGTCGTCGTGCAGTTGTCCGCCATTTTTTACATGTCTTGCGTAAGCTCTTGCACCGTTAATAGTAGTGCCTTCGGGAAGTTTAAATCTTTCACCTTGGGAATTCTCGATGTAGAACGATTCAACATTTCGACTTCTTGCACCAGGAATAGTTTCGTCTACTATGGGTTTACTATGGCGTGCAATGATACGCACATCTTCTAATTGTTGATAACTGCTGCGACGTGTGCCATACAATTTAGATTCATTAACATTGACTTCATCTTTGGAATACACTTCTGAATCTTTATTCAGGTATTTTAAATCACGTAAATTTAATCCACTTTTTCCAATATCTCTAACATCAAATACTGCACCTTCCGCCATTGCAAAAAATCGTAATTCTTTTAAAAACTTGAACCACTGCTTTTTTTCAATTGGTGTCATGAACTGGTCTAAGTCTTGAGCATAGAAAACTTTTAAATCCTTACCCAATACACTGATAGTAATAGAACCAAAGTTTTTACCGTTAGCAGCATAATCAAAGCTAAAAAATCTTGCTTTAGCAGGATCCAGTGTGCTTTCACGTTTTTCATCACGTATAGCAACCGGACTAAAACGATTGCGTAACTTGTCAAATAATCCAGATGCAGTTTGGTCAATATTTCTCATAATATATTATTTATGCGGGTCAGTTTTAAATTTACATCATAATAAAAGGCATGGGCATGATGATTTCATCCGACGAATCTTTTAATTTTTCGTCTAAATTACTGTCATATTCTCTAAGAAATATTGCCATTCTAACTACTAATAACATAGCCATTACTAGGTCATCAGTCTCTCCCAGCTTGGCCGCATAGCTGTTATTAGATGCTACAAAAGTTTTTAATTCACTAACTAATGATTTACTGGCAATATGTAATTTTTTAGTTTCGACTAAATTTTTAAACTTCGCACACGCTGCCAGTTTAGATTTATTTGTTGTGTTAAATCCTTTTCTATAGGCCCTTGCCTGCCCTGCCCGTTTGGGTTCACTTAAAAAAATACCTTTAAAGTTTTCTTCTCCAAATTCCGAAATAGTAATTAATGCTGCTTCACCAATTGTGTTATTTTCTACACTAAAATATACATCTGTAATGGTATCTATTTCTTCTGAAATATATTTTGTTATTTCACTTAAAATTTTTACTTGTTGTTGTATAGGCGTGCGATTATGCTGCCATTCCGCTACTTGGTGCATACTTGGCAGTTCGAGAACCTGTATTGCCGCAGGATCCCCGCCTGTTCCTAAACTAGGATCTAATCCTACTAGATATATATTGCCTTTTTTGGGTTGTTTGTACCATCTTACCTGTCCTTGTTTTTGTATAGGATCTATGCCAGCAAGTTCCGTTAACATAATAGGATTAATCAGCGTCTCATCATAGATAATGAATTCACAATCCATTTCACGACGGAAGCGTTCTTCACCTAATTGCGCACGTTGTTCTGCTTCCCACTTTTCGTCTCTATCCGGATGTTCTTTCCAATAACTACGAAATGGTTTAAATCCATTAATGCCTAATTCTGTTTCATTGCCATATTCATCTATACGTTTATTGGCTTGCCGCCAAATTTGTGCAAACTGATCTTCATCACTGTTCGGGGTGCTTGTAATAATACATTTACCACCAGTGGCCAAAGTTGGGCTAATAGAAGTCCAAAATTCCTTTGCTATTGTAGGTCTTACGAAAGCAAACTCATCACAATAAAGCAACGAAATACTCATACCCCGTCCCGTATTTTCAGTAGTTGTAGCACTGACTATTCTAGATCCATTATCAAAATCTATACTGCCTTTGTTATAACTTGTTACACCTGCCCGGATAAAATTTGGAACACTTTCGTATCCGTATCTAATACGCTGCATAATTTCCTGACTGCCTGTATATTTGTGTGCAGCCACTAAAATTGTGCTGTCCGGAACAAACATAGCATACCAAAGTAAATATCCTGCAGCAGTTGTGCTCTTGCCAGTTTGCCTGGGCATTAAACTTATACTGTATCTATAATTATGATAAGTTTCTACTAAACGTTCTTGATATTCAAAAGGCTCATATTGCATCCTACCTCTAGTAGGATGTTGAATATAAAAATAGTTTGAGAGAAAATGGGCAGGCCCAGAAACAGGATCTGCACATTTAATAACCTCACGTAGTTGACTTTCTGTAAAAGTCTCTTTAGTATTTGGTTTTTTGATTAAAACGGTTTCAGACAAAGGTTTCATAAAATAAATATTTTATTGTATTTAAGTCAAAATTCGATTAAATTTAACTATTCGAAAATAGATTGATTAATATTTAAAATTATCGTATAATAAATTTCTTTTTTTGAGTATATCAAAATGTCGGACGTTCTACTATTAAATTCGGATTTTAATCCAATTAGTGTACTTCCATTGAGTGTAATCTCATGGAAACATGCAATTAATTTATATTTCATGGATAGAATTACAATCATCGAGGAATATGAAGATTGGGTAATCAGAAGTGAAAAATTGGCTATAAAAGTTCCCAGCGTTTGTATGACTAAACAGTATCTAAATTTTAAAAAGACACCAAAATTCAGCAGATCCAATATGTACTTAAGAGATCTATATCAGTGTCAATACTGTGGTGAAATATTTACTGCTAAAGATTTGACATTAGACCATGTTATTCCAAGAAGTAAAGGCGGCAAAACAACTTGGGAAAACAGTGTGTCTGCATGTAAATCTTGCAATCATAAAAAAGGCGCAAGAACAGATATGTATCCAATGCGTAAACCTTTTAAGCCAGATCATTTTCATTTAATAAACAAATGGAAACAACGGCCTATCCAAGTCCGCCACAAAAGCTGGTATACATATTTGGGAATTGAGCCACCAAATTAAATTGGTTTTTCGTTTGTAAGATAAGGCTTACTGAACCAAAGTTTAAACCAGGCCTCGGTGCCTGGTTTTATATTATGTTCTCGCATTAATTTTGCTGTTTCTGTTCCTGTAACACTAATATTGCTACCGGGATAACCTTTATATTCAGTCCATTTTGGTCGATTGTTGATACCTGACAGGAATTTAAGTTGTTCTATATCGTCCATTATATACCAAATTTATTTTTTTTAGGTTTTGCCACAGGACTAACTTTATATGTAGATTCAAGTTCCTGACTTTTAAGATCGCCGTTGTTTAGGTCTTTGTGCCAACTGCCTACAGCTTTGAATGCTTGCTGAAGCATCTTTTGCTCCTCGGCAGTATAGGGTGCAGCAATATCATGTCTACCAGCCCAACTTTCGTGATCTATGTTTAAAGGGTTCTCTCCATCTGCCATAGCTGCAGCCATCATTACACGATTTAATTCGTAAATCCTATCTGCAAATTCTGCATCACGAAAAAGATTAAGACCTACAGTAGATTGCTGCAGTCTTTTAGCGATCTTTGCAGGACTACCTTCAACAATAACTTCTTTGATTTTCATTTACCAAGCTCTACAAGACCAATAACGTGCTTTCCAGCGTGGGCCAGGGTTATCACAATTATGTCTTGCTCTAAATGATTTACGACGTTTAGGGTTAGACTTTTTAATCTTCATCTTCTTGTCGCCAAAATTTACCTTGACAACATTTCCTTTAGGACCACGGACGTAAACTTTTGATTTTTTAACATCACCTGCCATTGGTTTACCTAATTGAACCTTGCGACCTTGATATTCTGCTTCCATTACGTCATCTTGACCGTATTCGTCTACTAATTGTTTATGAATGATGTCAATAATCTGTTCAAAGTCATCGTCAGGGTGTAAGCCATAATCGATCACAATATCATCATACATTTCCTGCAATTTTTCAGAAACGTAGTTTTCAATTTTGTCTTGAGGCTGTGTCATTACTTGATAAATGTCCTTAGTGCCATTTACTAAATCTTGAAACAGCATATTAACTTCTTTCATTGCGCCCTCAACAACCATTTGTCCTTTGGATTCAAATGTGGCACCTGCCATTTTTAAAAGTGCTAAAGTTTTTAAATCAGCTTCAAGCAGAACACCATCTTGTAATATATCTACAACCCCAGTGTGAATTACAGTTTCGCCTAGTTCAATATCAAAACTATCACCTAACGCGATAGTTTCGTTTACGATAATGTCTGCTATTCTCATTTAACGTACCTTTATACTTTCGTACTCTTTCATTAATGATAAAGAAATACTTTCAGCTACATCTTTCACTGCCAATGGATTATCACTGAATCTTGCACTGCCATGCTTGTTCATTTTTTTGGTTTTTCCAGCAACTTCGCCGTCGCCCCCTTGTAGTTGTGTTTCTAAAGGAATTACTTCTTCCTCAGGTGTAGTGCTGGCATGATATCGATCATCTTTGGCTTCTTCCATTGGAACTACAGTAACTTCAGCTTCTGGCATTGAACCGGACTGTCCTTTCATACCTGCTAAAGAAAGAAGCTGCATTAACTCTAATGCTGCATCACCATCTGCAGTTACAGTAACACTTTTAGTACCATCTGTGCTCATGTTAGTTGTAACGTTCATGCGACCTTCTTGATCTGTCATGCCGTTTGCCATAGGGCCCATGTCCCCACATTCATCAAGTTTGCTTTCTTTTACTGGATATGTTTTACCATCAACTTCGAACTCTTTGGCGCCAGATGCCTTGGCTTTGGCTAAAGCTCCAGAAAATTCGTTGCCTTCGTCCATGTCATCTTCTTTAAAATGACTTTCATTTTGTGTTTTCATATCGGAAGTCGGAGCAGGTTGACTTGGCGCTGAATTTGCCTTTTCTCTGTCTGCCATTACCTGTGCTTGGGTTTTTTCACCTGATAAAATTTGCACTATTTCTGCAGATGTCAAATGAGGTTTCCGTGGAGCAGGCTGACTCTCTTTAACCTTTTTGCCACCTGCTCGTAAATCTGCCAGATCATCAGCTTCAATATCGCCATCTTTATCAACATCTAACTTATGTTGTTTTCCATGCAACTTGCCTTCCATGCCAGCAAGACGCATCATTTCTGACAACTCATCTTCTTCCATATTACATTTAGATGCGGGAGTGAAAGGTGGACATTTAGGTTTGATTTCGTTGTCTCTGTTTCCAGTCTGAGGTTGTGGTTGAGTACTTGGTTGCGTACTTGGTTGAGTACTTGGTTGACTTTGTTGAGAACTTTGGTTCATTCTTTCTATTTGGTCTGGAGTAAGTTTAAGTGTTCTATCTTCCACAGAGCCGTCCGGCATAATGATCATTTTTTCGTCTAACTTTTCGTCTGTACCAGCAAGACGCATCATTTCTGATATATCATCTTCTCGCATATCACTATCTAAAGTAGCAGGATTAACTTTATTTCCAACTAATCCAGGAATATCAACACCTCGATCAGAAAGTCGTTGTGCTGCCATGCTAGGACCAAGACCTCTTTCTTTACTGTAGACGTTACTGTCCCCTGGTTTCATATACATACTATTTTTTACTCTATCCACATCTGTCTGAAACTGTGTGTTGTTTGGCTGACTTTCAGCAACTTCTTTGTCAGTATCGACTTCCGAACGTTTGTCTGGTCCTTGCTGTGGCTTGGGCGCAGGACTTGGTGTAGATTTAGCTGGTGCAGGTTTTAGATGTGGATTTAATTTATAATCTATATCCGGAACTAATTCACCTGTTTTAGGGTCACGCTTATAAGTAGGCTCCATTGGAGCAGGTAAACGACTGTCAGTTTGACGTTCAACTAACTGTAAAAAAGCTTCAGCAATCATCCGATTGTTTTCTGCAATCCAACTTTCCTTCATTTTATTTTTACTGCCGGCAGGTCTACCACGACCACGTTTTTCACCAGTAGACGTAGCTTTCTTTTCACCGGCACGTACTACACGATTTTTTACGCCTTTTGGGCGGCCTCTGCCACGCTTTTCTCCTTCGGGTTTAGCAATCTTTTTCTTAGTTTGACCATCGTCATCTTCGTCATCGTCGCCTTGATATTCTGTACCGTAATGGCCTTTATGTATTACACGATCAGTGGCACCTTGTTTTGGCACATCTTTCATTAGGTCACGCCAGTAATCTGCGTCGCTTTCTAAAATTACATTTAAACTTTCTAAGATTTCTTCTTTTGTATAGCCATTCTGGAATGCTCGATGAATTGCTTCGCTAACGTGCTGAGGTAAACCTTTGTGCTTAGTTGCTGCAAAATCACGGGCTGCTTTTTTGCTCATGCCTTTTGCTGCCTTAGCAACTTCCGGACTTGCAGGTTTACCACCTTTTTTTGCAGCATGTACCATACCCATGAATTTCTGTTGGGCACGACTTACTGCTTTTTCATCTAATTGTTCTTCGTCCATTTTGTCGTGCTTGGCACGTATCATTGCCATTTTTTCTTTGCTAGCCCCTTCGCGGCCTGCTTTCTGAAGAGCTTTCATACCTTGCTCACCATATTTCTTCTTACCTAAATAGGCTTGCAATCCAGATTCTTCTACTTCGCCTTCCGCTATAACTTTGTGACCTTCCTCTTTTTTCTTTCTTAGAAATCGTTTGAATTCATATTTGTCCTGAGTTTTAAAAACTACACGGCCATTGTATATGACCTTGAATGTATTAACTGGATCGCCGTATTTGTTGTCAGGAGATTTCTCACTGGAAGTCTTAGCCCAATACGTATCCTTGGGAGATTTATCACGAGATTCAGAATCTCGTGTTGAGCCTTCTGCTATATCTTTTTTGCCATAAATTTCATCATACATGTATGGGTCATGCTTTTCTAAGAATCGCTCTACGGCTTCATCCCATGTTTTTATTCCATCAAACTCCCCAACTATTACACCATTAATTAATTTCTTATACATGTTGTTCCACTCGGGCCCGTAATGATCACGGACTTGTGCTGGAATCCTTTCCCAAATTGCATCCGCAAATTGTATATCATTTAATTGACCTGTGGATTCTGTTACTTTCTGCTCACCAAGTTTCTTACCAGCAGCAGCGGCTTTTTGGAACTTTTCTTTTCCATACTTCTTACGACCTATGCTGGCAGCAACGGCTTCTGGATTTTCTGCGCTACCACCTTTCTTAATAGCAGCCACAGTCTTCTTAAAGCCCATGTACTTTTCATTTACCTGCTCAATACTTTCTTGTAATTGAGTCTTAGGTTTAGCAGCCTGCTGAGTAGGCTCGGGCTTTTGCTCGATTAATTTATTAAAATTGTTTAGGATTTTGTAAATGTCGTTGCTCATAATTATTTTCTTCCACGGCCTACTGGCGGTAATTTAGGTTTGTGTCCACCTAAGGGACTTGTTTTTCCAACTGGTAAATCGTTTGTAGTTTTTGCTTGCGGAGTTGAGCCACCTTCAGGAGCTTCATATTGGTACTTGCGTGTTTCCTCTAATTCTTTAATTAAATTAGGAATCCTTGCATCACCAACCAAAGCTTCTCCACCAGGACCTGGTCTTTCGCGTTCCATATTATCTTGCAATAACACAGATTCACCAGCTTTGCCACCGATATTACTTTGCTCTAAGCCATCCCTTGTTGCTTCAAACGGACTATTTTTTGGAGTAACTTTAATACATGCTAAATTAATTCCCGCACGCTCTGCCATTAAAGTTCTTACTTGTTCGTCATTGCATGGGTAGTGAAAAGTAGCATCCATCAAGTGCACTTCAACTGGGCCTAAACTAGGAAAATCTGGACTTTCTTGAATAGGTAATCTTTTTGGTTTTGTTATAGAATCCAATTTGTATGCTTCTAAAACTGTTTTGATTTTAGACATTAGATCATCAGGCAGCTCACAGGCTAGTCTAATCCTAAAATCAAACGTTTTATGACTTTCAGTTAGATAAGCTTTAAACGATTTCATTTTAATTCCTAATATATGATATTTATTCGAAATATTGAATTTATTGCTTTGGCTTATTTAATATTTGAGCCAACAATGTATTTCTATCAACTACCATACCCTCGCCTTCAATAGAACTATCCACTTGTCCACCATCTTGTTTAATTTGATGATCCAACCTCATTTTCTTTAATTGAAGATCAACCATGCGTAGTTTTTTGTCTAACTTAGCTTGTTTGGCAGTGATAGCATGACCCAATAGTACCCCTGCAGTTTGGAAAACTTGACCACTAAATCTTGCTTCCATATTCATGCCAAGATCCATTAAATCATTAAATCTATCTTTAGCTAAAGTAGCTAATTCATCCATTTCCTGATCACTGGCATCTAATTCCCGAACCATAGGTAATGCAGCATCTATCTTATCAATGGTGCTGTCAATATCCCTAAATATTGTTTCGTTTTCTTTAAAAGTTTCTACTGCTTCGAGTGCTGTAGTCTCTTCCGGTAAATTTTTTGGTAAATTAAAAAGTTCTTCGAGTTTACGTGTCATAGTAACGGTATTTACCGTTTTTTGGTTCCTTGATGGAAAATGTCTGTTTCGTTTACGACTCTGAATCGTAAACCTTGTGCAGCACAAAACTTCTGTGCAGCTTGCCATTTTGCCATATTTAGAACTACTGCAGCTTTATCCCTTGCAGACTTTGCCGATTCAAATACAGTTTGATTAGTTGGTTTAATTTCTATTAATTCTCCGTGTTGCTTACCATTTTTATCTTGATATACAATTAAAAAATCAGGAACATATATAGTGTTTTTTCCTGTAAATGGATTTTTGTAATTGACATGAATAGCTTCACTAGCCCAGTGCAATACTGCTGGATTCCGATCACAAAAATTCATAAATGCAAATTCCCAACTTGATCTATATGTAGGCTCCTTACGACCTACATATTTTGCAGGATTCACTATCTCATATTTTCCTTGGCTATATTTAGACATGATTAATATAAAATAGTTCGAGTTACATATTTGTTTTCTTGAGGAGCCGTCTTGACTCCTAAATAACTGGTGTTGACTCTTGAATTATTTAAATACAGTGCTAAGATTACACTTAAATCGCCTTGCGGTAATTTCATAAATTTATTTAAAACTTGTAAAGGATCTTCTCTTTGAAGTTGTGCAGTTTCGATTACTGTTTGTACTAATATTTTGGCACTGTCTTTATTTCCAGTCTGTTGTTCAAAATACCCTAAAATTGAATCATTAACTTCTTGGCTGATTTCTAACGGCGCTAAAAAATAATTATTAAAATATGCTGTAGTTTTTGTAAACCCGGAAGTATTAAGATTAGTAGGAGAATTCAATATCATTATTCACTGCCCCATTCATTCCATTCAGACCAACTGTCATTTGATGGACCTTCGTTGACCCAATCAGCTGGGTTACCCATTGGATCTTCAGTGGGGCCACTGTAGTTCCATTCATCCCCACTACCAGTATAAATCGGATTACCGCTTCCATCGGTTAATAAACTACCGGCCCCCGGACCTGAAGCCACGGAGTCTGTATTTTGACCGGGAGATTTATTAAAGAAATTTAAGAATCCTGAATTGTTTGAGCCTTTAACTGTTGCAACGATCTCACCGTTTGCATTTTCAGTGACTTGTGTGCCATCTTTATACGTAGTCACAGCAAATACTTCACCAGTAATAGGATCAGTATCTTCAATGGTACCGACAACATTTTTCCAAGGTTCTGAGGCAGAGTAGCCACCTGTACCAGTCCAGCTACCTACAACATTTTTAACTTCTCCTGCAACTTTATCCCAACCTTGAACAATGGCTCCAGTTGCAGTGTTTATAATTGGTTGTAATCCATTATTGACTGCACGACCTATTGCTGCTCCTGTTGCAGTTGACACTGCGGCGCTGACTGTTCTGCCAATTACACTGTCCCCCAAGAAACTTCGATTTAGAGCTCTATTGATCGATTGCCCGGCTACTAATCCACCAACTGCCCCTGCGGTGCCCGACAAAGTATTTGTAATCTGTGCTGTGGTTGTACCACCAACAGTATAAACCAATCCCGTCTTAGGATCAGTTCTATATTGCACACCGGTTTGACTCAATGTGGCACCAGTTGCAGCTAATGTTCTAGTGTCTACTGGATTTGTGTTGATATTATTTGCGTTTTGTACTTTTCCAGGAAAGACTCCCAGTCTGTTACCTTCTGCATCTTCTGTAACTTGCGTACCGTCTTTGTATGTATTAATTACTACAGTATTGCCTTCTTCATCTGCAGTGGTTTGAACTGACACTAAATTTTCTGTTGGATTCTTAGGATTGTATGTACCGGACTTAGTACCTAATGTTGTAAATCCTGGCACTGCTTGACCATTATCGTCGATAAACACACCTGTAATTGTTCCAGTGGGTGTGTTAAGAGTACTAGGATCGACAACTACCCTGCCTGATGTTTGTTGTGCATCAAAGATTGACCCAGTTCTAACAAAATTAGCTCCTGCACCTATAGCAGTTTGCAATCCTCTGTTAACTGCTGCTAATCCTTGCGTTAATACATTAGGACCTGAATTTATACCAGCTCCGGCTGCAGCACCTATTACCAAACTACCACCATTTACTCCTGTCACTGCAGGTATTCCTCTATTTCCTACAGGTGCTGGATTAGAAAATAATTGACTTGTTGTAGTACTAGCAGTGGTTGGGAATGCAAAAGGATTACGGCCATTTAGCACTTGATTTGCAACACCTAATCCTAATTGCCCTAAACTTGCTCCTACTGCATTTTTGAAGTTTACACCTTTTAAATTGTTATAGGTTTTGTATAAAGTAAGCAAATTACTTAATGGACCACCTGCTCCATTTGCGCCGTCTGGTTTTCGTAAATCTTTTGCTACACCATCTATTACTCCAAGAATTCCACTGTTAGAGTATAAGTTAGATGTGCTAGTTGCAAGTGGACTTGGTCTGTTGTCGTAATGTAATAAAGTAAATCCGTCAACTGCAACAGGATCAACATATCCAGTAAAATATTTCACTGTTTCATAATTAACTTGCATTGTGTTTGTTAGCAGTCCTGTCCCTTCACTGCTGTCTACTTCACCATGTCGCCAAGAAGTTATTACAGGGTTTACTAACATGTATTCAGTGAATCGTTTATTGTGCAAACTAAAAATTCTTATATTACTCAATAAAGGAGGCAAGGATTGATTTCTTGGACTAAATCCCCAACCAATTTTAGATCTTAAAGAGTAACGATTTGTATGCCTATAAGAAACTGCATCATAATCACTGTCTCTAAAGTAATATGTATAATAATCATTCCAAAAATTAGTTATTACATCTGCTGCATCATCATGAAATGCGATGCTAACCGGTTCATAACTTAATTGTGTATGTAGAATATTTTTCCTATTGTAGGCATTTAAAGTTTTTGTGTTAATTTGAAATTTAGGCAAATCTGCACGTTTGACCAACATTCCTGTTTCGAAGAATTGATATCTTTCAGCAAAACTCACAATATTTGCCAATATACCCTGTGCCTGTGTTAGTGCTGGATCAAAATTAATCACCACATAATACAAAAATGATTGCTTTGGGGTCAAACGAAAATTGTCTGCTAAAAACAATTTTGTAGCATGTTGATACGGTTGAGTGGGGTTAGAACCTAATGGTTTTAATCCAGCATTATATAAAGCGGCCATAAAAATATTTAGCTCAAAAAAAAGCCTGCTCGAAGCAGGCTTTGTCTTTTTTCTAAGTATTATCCAGTTACTGCACTTGCTGGATTGAATTGGGTAATGCCCGGAGCACCTACACCTGCTCCAACTGTTTGAATGGCATTGTCGTATCTAATGGTCATGGTAATAGTCATTGCTTCATTATCAGCATATGTGGCATCACCATAATTAACATCACTCAGGAAACAGCCGTACAGTTGCCAACTTTCTAAAACTGTCGGGTCTGTAGCACCGTTATTACCATCTAGCATTTCAATAGTAGAAATAAATTTATAGTCAATGGCGCTGCTTGCACTGGCTTGTTCCATAAAATCAAATTGTTTCTGTAATTGTTCGCCAACGATTCTAGAAACATTACCACCAGCATCGTCTCGTAAAACAACCTGACTAGCTTGCCATTGAGGTCTACCTGCAATGTAAACCATACTGTTATAGACCGGAATGGAAATTGGTTCCATTTGAACCTGCGGTCTAGCAAAAGACATTAATTGTTTAGTAAGCTCGGTGGTTGCAGAGCCCGGCGCACCAAATTTCTCAAAGTATGCTCTAAATCTAAATTTCAATTTAGGCATTAAGAGACCTTGAGTGGTACTACTTTGATTACCACCCAGTGGTACTGTAAATCTTGTTAGTGATGAAACTGCCATATTATGCTCCTGTTCCTAAAGCTGAGGCTGATGCTAAATTGCCCCCTTGGATTTCGCCGGGGTTCTTTAATCTAATTGGTATGTAAATAAATTCAACATCCTTAGTTGGTTGAATTGCTACGTCTACATATAATTCATTTCTGCTAATTCTTTCTGGTGTATTGTTTGTGGTATCGCAAACTGCAAGATAATCGGAAATACCACGTTTTACAACTAAATCATTTAATAAACTGTTAACGACAGCTAAAATTGAATTTCTTGTAATAGGATCGTTAGGTTCAAAAATAAACGGTCTTGCAATGATATTCAGTTGTTGACGTAAGTAGTTTACCAATCTTGCTACGTTAATTCTATCTAATGCACTAGGAGTCGAACTTAATGTTTTCTGTCCATAAACTAATAAACCATTACCTGGGAGGAATGTCAAAGGATTAATTTTGTTAGTGTACAATACATCTCTTAAACCTTGAGTTACCCCAATTGAAATAAACTGACCGCTAGTGGGTTGAATATAGCCAATTGCATTAAGGTTGTCTATTAAACCTCGTCTAGTTCCTGCAGGCGCCAACCAAGGATAACTAATATTATCACTTTTTAACATTGCACGTAATACTGCATGACTTGATGGAACTACTACGGCGTTTCCATCAAGATCATTGGTTTGTCCTTGTGGATAGTATAAACCAACGTAAGGACTTGTTGTATTCAATCCATATTCACCAGTTGAGGTAACCTCCAAACTGTTTGTGGCCCAAGCTTGGATGTCTGTACCTGTAGCAACTAATCTCATAGGAGTATCACCAATAATAAACGCGGTGTTTTCTCTATCTTCATTTAAAGTAATCATGTTAGGAATCAACTCAGGATATCCAGGACATGCGATTAAATTAAACTGATTGGCATCCTCACGTAATGCTGTGCTTGCATCAATTGACGCTTTGAGTGCAGCAACCACAACACCTCTTGGTGCTTTTCTACCAAAGTTCGGAACTCCAGTAACATCAAATCCGCTAACACTGACCCAAGTATTCTTTTGTGAGGGCAATGATTCATTTGGATATGCTGCAGCATTGAAATAATTTGTTCTAAACTCTTTGACATTATAACCGCTTGTTCTGGTATTCCATAGTAACATACCTCTTGGATATAGTGTTGGATCTGGAGCATCTAAATCAACATAATTACTTGTCAATAAAGTTGTAATTGGTGGAATTGTGTCTAATGCTGGATCTGTTGTGCCAGATGTTGCCCAACGTGCATCAGCAAAAATAATACCATTTTGGCTAACTGCATCTGTATTGTCAATAAGCACCCATTGATCTAACCCGTTTACACTTTGATAACGATATAATTTTGGATAATTTTCTAAATCGCTTGTATCTAACCATAAATCACCGTAGACTAAAGCATCACCATTGTCTTGTGTAGTGGGCTCTTCTGTACCAAGAATTACCCCGGACTCATTAGTATTAGATAAATTATAACCTCTAATATCGTTTGTTAAGTTCTGATAACCCAACCAAGCAGTTCCGTTGCTGACCATGATATCAACTCTACTTGGGGTATTGTAATACCATAAAGTTTCATTAGCAGGAGAAACATACGGTCTAGTGACTTTAGGTGTATAAGTAACTTCTTCTAAAGGTTCCCAATTGGTTCCATATAAGGCAGAGTCGCCCAAAGTTGGTGTCGCATAAACATTAGTTGCAGAATCAGTGATACCAACGTTAGCTAGAGGTGTTCCTGCACCATCTACTAGTAGTAGATCACCGCCAAGTTCGTGTCGCAAAGTCATTGCACCTGTGCTACTTAGTGCTGCTGAAACATATGGAATTCCTGCAGTAGCAACTGCCTGAATAAATCCGTTTACAGTAGCAGTCGCAATAGAAACAGTATATGTGCTTAAATTAGCTAATTGTACATTGGCTCTAGTTGTAAGAGTAAAACTTGCATTAATGTTTGCTGCACTAGGGCTTGTTGTATTTCCAGTAATTATTGTTGGCCCAGTAGATTTACGTTGCCATATATAATTCACTAACTGATTATTGTCATATGGATTATACTGATTGAATACTGTGCCTTGACTTACATTAATACCACCACCTGTAGGATCTAAAGCAAATGTTGCGGCAAAAATATTAGCATAACCATTAACTGTTAATGTGTCCCAAGTATTTGTAGTACTGTTAAACTCATTAACAATCATATTCATACCGTCACGTTGAGCTGTAGCAACTTGCCACACGCTGCCAGTTGGCTTCCCTACAAATGCATTACCTTGCCAACTTGGAACTGACGTATAAGGAGCAATACTTGTAGCTGCCGCAGGATATGCACCAGGAGTAATACCTAAATCAGTTAATGCTGTTCCTGATACGTTTTGTATATTTGCTGCGCTGACTGTAGCTGCAGAATTAGCACTTATCACTAGTTGATTGTTTGCAATTCTTGCAATAATACCAGTAACTGCTGCACTGTTGATTGTATCTCGTACCACAGTTACATTGGACGAACCAGATAAAATAATACTTGTACCATTAATAGAAATAGTTCCGCCAGTTGATAATACTGGGTTTGTGACTGTTCCAGTCACTGACGGAATACCCATTTGCCAACCAGCATTTCCTACCAATTGCCAAGTGTTATTGTAAATTTTGTAAAATACAGGGTTATATGCATTAGCTGCATTTACTGCGTAATCACCAATCGATCCAAAATTGACATTAGGTGTAAAACTATCGCCTGCTAGATATTCAGTACTAGTAATGACATTAGGAGTCTTCTTCACCCAATTTTGAGTTGTAAAGTTCCATTCGTATACGCCCCAATTACTGCCTGCTGTATCTAACCATAAATTGCCGTTGCTAGGATTAGCTAAAGGTCTAATTGTAGTACCTTCAAGTGTCCCTAAATCAACGTCTGCTCTTTGTACATAAATTCTATTGCTGACACCTAATGCACTATATGCAGCCAATAAACCATATTCGTTTTGTTCATCCCCGTTAATTGCTGCACCACCTGCGGTAGTTTTAAATATCGGAGTACCAAAAGTTGTAATCAGGTCACGTTGACTAGTGATTGTATATATTCTTCCTGCATTTTCAGCAAGAGTGCCAGCAGCATATGATGATCCACCTGGTGCTAACTTATTTTCTGCTGTAGCAAGTAACACATATGCTACTGAGCCTAAAGCAGCTGGTGCATAGTTACTTTCATCTATTACGGTAACTTGTACGCCTGGAGAAACTAAAGCCATGTTGTTCTTCCTCTATCTGTTAAAGATATTTATCGAAACTGATAAAAAAAGTCAAATTGACTGCCCTTTGCAAAGGTATGGGTAAATACCAAATGCAAAGACCATTATGTGCAGTATGTGGGCACACGCCAGCTGCTGTGAACTATATCAAAAACAACATCCATCATTATAGAAAGATGTGTGATAGTTGTATTAGGAAGGGTAAAAAATTAAAACCTAAGCCGTCGGCATGGTTTAAAGCAGGCTATAGGAAAAAAATGCATTGCGAAAAATGTGGGTATGTTGCAAAATTTCCTGACAAACAACTTACAGTTTATCATGTAGATGGAAATTTAAAAAATTTATCTTCAATAAATTTAAAATCTGTTTGTTTAAATTGCAGAGTCGAAATTGCCAATAGTAGATTGCCTTGGCGAGAAAGTCCAATTACACCAGATTTTTAAGAGCCCTGTACAAATCTTCTATACTAGCATTGTTTTCAATAACAGCATCAAAATCTGTTGTGGCCCAACTGTATTCACTAGCATGAATTTCGGGCCAATCAACTTTCATACACTCTGGATGAAATCTTGCAGTTTTAAACCACTCAGGGTCTGGACCTCTAACAATTCTGACTACTCTACCGCCTGCACGCCGTATGGCTGTGATTTCATTAGGAAATCTGCAGTCACTGATTACAATGCTGTCTTCTGACTTTCGTAGTTTATTTTCCAAACTGGCAATCCAAATGTCATCATGAAATCCCTGACGACAAACTTCTGTACCCCAAAGTTGCAAAATAAGTCTCGGAGTTAATCCAGGCATTTTTAATCTTTCACTCCACCATGGATCAATTTCTTCACGCCATTCACGAGCATGTTTAGTACGTCCTTCCAATAACTCTCGATCCCAACTAAACACCGATGCTACTGCATCTTTTAATGTAGCAGCAAAACTGTCTCGTTTGAAACCATGGAAGTTAACAAGATAATCGGCTGCAGTATCCTTGCCTGCGCCAATCAAACCGCAAATACCAATAATCATAATATAAACTCCGTAAGCTTATATTACATTATCCTATGACCCATGTCAACGGTTGCGATCCATCAACATAGTTTTTCAAATCTTCTTCCAATTTTTCCATTTCTGCTTGCGCTTCTTGTAGCAAGGCTGCTCCATTCAATTGAGTGCCAGCTTGAGGACCCGCTATACTGGCAAATTTACCACGTGCCTGCCCTAAAATACTCTTACAAAATGCTAAAGCATATTCCTGCAACCATGGATAAACTTGTGGATCACTTAAAAGCATACTGTCTGGCTTGTAATTAAATATCCAAAGTAGAACACTTTCGGTATTGTTTAATCCATCCACTTCAGGACTCCAAATTTGTGTTTGGCTCAAATTAAAGCCAGTAACTGAATTAGATCCTAACGCTTGGGTGGCTTGCACTGTAATCACCGTATTACTATTGTTAACAGAAACTACAGTATATTGCCCACTATAGCCGCTTACAGGACAATTTTGAATGTACAAACTGTTGCCTGCAGCCAACGTAACTGGTTGCCCTAAATTAATGGTTATTGTACTGCCTATAGTTGTACCAGCAGCAGTTAAAGAATTTAAGGTAAAATAGGTATGTCCATATTCTGGCATCTTGCGTACCAGCGTTAACTTCTTGGTTACACGATTCCAAGTGTAGTTCATGTAACCACCGAACATTGTCATTGCCAACTCTTGATACTGAGTGAATAATTCATAGTTTAGTAAACCTCCCACACGACCTGCCACTAACATATAAGTGTTCAAGTAACCACTAGCAAACGGTTCAAATTGACTTGCTGTTGTGCCGGTTGTACTACCTATGCCTCTGCGAAATATCTGTCTTACTTCCATTATATAGTTAGGAAGAATATATTCTTGCACTTCTGGTAACAAATCTAAAAATGCATAGCTTTCTTCTACTGCGTTTTGTGCTTTCTGTCTATATTTTGTAAGTGCCTGTTTAATAGATAACTCATAGTGTTCTTTGTCCAGTTCTAAATCTACTATTTGATCACCTAACCGTAATCTTATATAATCGATCATTTCATTACGCAATTGATTTAAAGTTTGAATATTACCTGCAGCTTCAATTGCGCTGGCCTGACTTATAGGACCAGGTCCTCCAAGATTATAGGTGCGTAAACTCAGATCATTTTGTAAGTTAGGTTGAATAACAACATTTGCAGTAGTCATAAAAAAAGTCCTGTTAACCATATTTAGCTAACAGGACTAGGTTTAAGCTACCTTTAACAGAACAATATCAGTGTTGATTCTTCCATTGAGTTTTGTTTCTGTAGCCTTGATATCGTCTAAAAACTTTCTAAGAATAATTTTGCCTGCTTTGGCAAACTCCTTAAGCTTCTCTTCTGGCTTTCTCAAAGTTTTACTAATGCTCTTATCTGTGTCAAAATTTTCAATTCCGGTGCCTTTAACTGAAAGCTGACTATGAGATGCTGCAACGTATTTGCCCAATTTACGGGTTTTAGTATTATAAACCCATAGTTCAGTGGAACCAATAATCTCAGCTGGATTGATACTGACCAATTTTAATTCTTTGAAATCCTTGGCATATTTAAGTTTTGCAGTTAATTTTTCTTTTGTTGGTGCTTTTTTAACTCGGGCTTTCTTGGTTGCCTGTTTTACTTGACGATATTCGTCCAACGCCAACAACACCAAATCCAACCAACTAATAATTCTTTTGAAATCTGCTGCTTTATAATGTTTATAAGCTTCTGCAAGTTGGGAATCTTTTTTAGATTGTGCTAATTCCAATTCAAATTTTCTGTTTTCAAACACTGCTTTGTACTTGGGCAACTGTGCTTGAATAACTTTATTAGTTGTAAGAAAATCGTAAGGTTTAAAATTTGGCTTGGTATTTTTTACAATTTCGTCAAACATACCTTCCATTTCGCCTATCAGTTCAGAAGTTTTTTCTGCCAGTCTATCTTGAATAGTAGGACGGTATTCTTGTGCCTTAGGTTTTGTAGTGATTTCTTCAGGATCAGGTTCAGTATCTGAAATTGCTGCAATGATAGACTTAGTAAGAAATTCAATATGCGTTGCCTTTAATGGCATACCTGCACGATGCGCCATTACTAGGCTACATGCAGTCATAGGAATACTTCTGTCTGCACTACGTTTAAATGCTTTGACTTGTGTTTTGTCAAACATTCCAGATTTTTCAGCCCACTCCTCTACATGTTTTTTAGTGTCTTTTTGATTGTAAAAATAATTGTAGTAAAAGAAACTTTTACGCAATAGATGATCAAAGTCCTCGTCAGACCATTCTAAAGCATCTGCGGGCCATTCAGGCTCGCCACCTGTGTATTTTTCATCCGCAAATAAAGGATTACGAACTCGGGGAGGTTTAGTTTTAATTTTAATTCCGGCAACTGTAGGCATATCAAACTCCTTTTGTCAAGTAAGCCAAAGTAATGTACTGTTCAAGATTACTAACCAGTTCATCAAATTTGGTTAGTTCATTATTATATTGAGCTGTAACTTTTCCTATTCTTCTACATTCTATCCACAAATTATTTACAAGTTTTTGAGTTTCCGTCACTGATTGGTACATTCTTTGTAGATCAATTTTTTCTCTGCCAGACGGCATTCCAGCTATCTGATCCCTGCATTTGTACAGTCTAGATTGGCAGTTAAGCATATCCGGCATTTAACAAGTATAGCACCTTTAGTTTTTATTGTCAATCTAACAATAAATACATGATAAAAGGGTTAAATGTATGCCTAGGCTAAGTATGTGGCGCCCAAACCACACTAACGATTACAAATTTTTTGACAAATTAATATCCGAACAATTTACAGTGGGCGGCACAGGCATTCTTCTCCACAAATATATAGGCACAAACAGCCAGGCAAATAGTTACGTCACTTCGAATTCTACTACATCAGGTGCTACATTACATTTTAGCAATGTGGCTAATTTTGAACCAGGACAAACTGTACAAGGTGTAGGTATAGGTGCAAATACTGTTATTGTTAGCACCAACACTGGAAGCAATACTGTTGTCCTAAGCAGTAACATAACATCAAACATTTCAACAGGACAATCCTTAAGTATATTTTGGAAAGATGCATCACAACCCGTTTATCAAAATCAAAGTGCTCTAAATATTCAAGACTTATTGTTTTTAGAAAATAGGGACAGGAAATATGATACTTCCGTCTATACTCTTCGGGGTGTTTATACTGTTAATGATAACGATTTTGATTTAAATCAATTTGGTATATTTTTAAGTGCAGACACAATTTATATGACGTTTCATTTAAATGACATTGTGGCTATTTTAGGTCGCAAAATTATGTCGGGTGATGTATTGGAACTTCAACATAAAAAGGACTATTATCCATTAAATGAGGAAATTCCCGCTTTATTAAAAAGATATTATGTGGTGCAAGATATAACATTTGCAGCAGAGGGATTCAGTCAAACTTGGTGGCCGCATTTATTAAGAGTTAAAATGACTCCGCTAGTAGACAGCCAAGAATACAAGGATATAATTAATCAAATTACTGGCACTGACAGTCAAGGAAATATAACACCATTGGGTTCATACTTAAGCACCTTAGATAAATTATTAGAAATAAACGATGCTGTAATAACTCAAGCTGAAATTGAAGTTCCTAAAAGCGGAACCAACGTTGATGAATTGTATGTAGAACCAATTAATCCGGATGGTAGTCCAGGAGATCCCACTGGAGTGCAAGTTGATATTACCCAGATGACAGTGGATTCCACCGTAAATTTTGCAGCTACCCAACCAACAACTCCAGATACCAACATTCCAGCATATTTGGGAGGGGACGGAACTCCGCCTAATGGCTGGCCCGTATCTGCCAGAACTAGTTTCCCTCAGGACCCCACTATCGGCGATTACATATTGCGTACAGATTTTGTTCCTAATAGGTTATTTAGATATGATGGTACAAGATGGACCAAGATAGAAGATAGTGTTAGAACAGATCTAACACCAGGACCAAATAATCGTACACAACGTAGTTTATTTGTAAATAATACAGACACCTTTATAGACACCGAAGGCCGAACACAGCCTGTCAGACAAAGTCTTAGCAAAGCATTAACCCCAAAGGCAGATAATTAATGTCTCTCCAACAATTTTTTTACGATAATCAAATACGTAGATACATTATTCAATTCATGCGAATGGTATCTAACTTTCAAGTAGAATTTGGAAAAGACCGTAATGGTGTTACTGCGCTACAAAGAGTGCCAGTCATATACGGTGATAGTAGTAGACAAGCTGCAGCTATAATCAAACAAAACAGCGAAAACATAATGAATGCAGTTCCAGCAATGGCAGTTTATGTAAGCGGATTAACCTATGACAGAGCAAGGCTTCAAAATCCTAGTTATGTAGGAAAATTGAATTTAAGAGAACGATATTATGATCCACAAACAGGTAATTACAGCACTACACAAGGTGATGTTTTAACTGTAGATAGATTAATGCCTGTACCTTACAAATTAACTATCAAATTAGATATTTGGACTAGCAATACCGAACAAAAACTTCAATTATTAGAACAACTTTGTATTTTATTCAATCCAGCACTAGAAATTCAAAGCACAGATAACTATATTGATTGGACTAGCATCAGCTATGTATTATTAACTGATGTTCAATGGAGTTCTAGAACTGTTCCTCAAGGCACAGAAAACCCAATTGATATAGCCACATTAACTTTTGAAATTCCTATTTTTATAAGTGCTCCAGCATTGGTGCGTAAATTGGGAGTTATTCAAAGAATTGTTGCTAGCATATTCGATGGTTCGGGCGGTTTGAACGATGCTATATATGATGAATCCACTCTTTTAAGCAGGCAGTACTATACTCCTATGAATTATGGAGTGATTCTATTAGAAAACGAACTGAGATTAGTAAAATATAATCAACCTGTAAAGAATGAATTTGGTGCACAGATTATAAAAGAACTAGTAGCTAATGTCAGTGCAAACACCACAGTAATATTGACCGACACTGACGGAATTGAGGCTAACATGGTTATTACGGGTGCTAGTATTGCCAGCAATGTTAATCCCACTATTAGAACAGTGCCTAACTGTTTAGTGTTACAAGTAAACGGTGACACGGTATTAACCAGTAATGTAATTACGGGCAATATTGGAGATAAAATTGCATTTACTGCAGTGACCAGAAAAGCAGGTGTAAGTGAAGTTTGGAGAGACGTAATTAATGTTTATGGAAACTTAGTAAACGGGGCAAGTTCTATCACTTTAGAATTGGATGACGGCAATCAAGTAGTTGGAACGATTGCATACAATCCTATAGATGATACAAGTTTAATATGGACTGCAGACATAGATTCAATTCCTGTAAACACTTTGCAGCCTGTAAATGCTATAATAGACCCTTTAAGTTCGAGACCTAATAGAGACTTGCAAGACTTAGCTCCGGGCACAAGATATTTGCTCATAAACGATTATGTTTCACAAGAAGGTGCTCAACCGGTATATAATTGGTTAGGTGTAGATGATACCCCTTTAGAGGCATATGCCAATGACATTATTCAATTTGACGGTCAGCATTGGTCAGTTGTATTTGATTCAAGATACGAAACTACAGTTCAATATGTAACAAACTTAACTACCAGTGTTCAATATAGATGGAATGGATCTACTTGGATTAAGAGTTACGAAGGTTATTACCCGTCAGGAAAATGGTTAATAGCAATTTAACAGGTTGTGGTGCATTAATTTTCTGTACTAGATCTCAACGATACTTATTTTTATTGCGAGATAAAGGCAAATATGCCAATACTTGGGGTTTAGTTGGCGGGAAAATAGAACCCAATGAATCTATTTTATCAGGACTAGAAAGAGAAATCAATGAAGAACTAGGCGGTAAAATTCTTGGTGCAAAAATTTTACCTATAGAAAAATATACAAGTGATAATGAAAAATTCATTTATCATACGTTCCTGATCAAAGTAGAAGAAGAATTCATGCCCGATTTAAACGCAGAACATAAAGGGTATTGTTGGGTGCCTTTAGAGGATTATCCCAAGCCTTTACACCCCGGAATTTTACGTATACTTAATTCAGAAACAGTTAAGAAAAAACTAGATATACATCAAACAATCAAAGATTGAACACAATACTAGTTCGTGGTTCTTGGCTTTGATTGGGCACAACTTCGTGCCATAACCAGCCCGGCCAAATCATTAACAAACCCGGATAGGGATCATACTTTGTGCTGCTCATATTATACCAGTTAGTGGGATCTTTAACTGCGTAAAGGAAGTCAAAAAACTCTCTATAAGTTTGATGCGGGTAAAAAGTAATAGGGCTACTTCCTGGCGGAGTTTGTAAATAGTAAATTCCACTTATACTGCATTGGCTATGTAAATGTTTAGCGTGTGCAGAGCCTTCCTTAAAACTATTTAAGAACATGTAAGGACGCCAATTTACTGCATTACTATCATAGCCCTGTAGTTCTAAAAATTCTTTTCCTTTTTGAAGAATGAATTCCCCGAAGTCCTTAAATTGCGGTTCATAAAATAAATTTCTAGTACCATGAGTTGTTCTGCCGTTATAGTAAAACTGTTCATTTAGGTTTGTAGTAGGATTATCCCAAATTTGCTTGGCATTGTTTAATACTGGTTCAATCCATTCAGGATGAAAACTTTTACCTATAACACTGGGAAACCAATGATCTAAAGATATTGTACTCATGATAAAGACTTATTAAAAAATAATTGTACACTCAATCTCGGAAATTCCGCAGCATTGGTTACCATTGTGGTACTGTGCCATAACGGAGGAATAAACCATATTGCCGAATTAGGATGAGGGAATACCCAACCCTGCCCTAAACTTTCATGATCATATAAAAACATTCCACCCCAATTCCAATTCCAGCTTTCGTTGATGTAAATGGTGCTGCTTAATCTAGGACTAGTGTCACTGGAATCATGATGCCAATTAATTTGTGTGCCAGGTAACCAAATATGCATAAAGCAAGTTAAATTTTGATAATCTTTGAATATGGGATCTAAGGCACAATATTTGTCGATAAAATATTGTCTGTATTCCTCAAGTGGCAGTATCAATACTGGACTGTAACTTCCGTACTCTAAACCTGCACCCCATCGTCCCATATTATTAATTTCAAATGAAGGAGTTCCTTTAGATTTTTCAAATTTATCCCGCAGATTTTGTAAAACATCTGGTTCTAAAAAATTACTAATTCGATTTATTATCATAATCAATACTCGGTTGTAAGAAAGAACAATTGAAACAGCCTACCATTTTCTTTGCTTTGACCAAAATAATCTACACTGTTATGAAATAAATCACTATGATAAAGCACTAGTCTATTATATCTATTACCAATTACGTCGTATAACTCCCATTTAGTCATATCTTGTGATTCGTAATTTTCTAGTTCAGATGCTCGAATAGCCCCAGTTTTTTTATATCTATAAAACCCAGTGCCACCACTAAGTGGAGCATCGGGTGTCAAATATATAACTCCTGCCCAAGTATTAAAATGGTCTGTGTGTATCCAACTACGATCTCTACTTGTGGCTAATTCAAATGATCCGGTTAAACCGTCACGTTCATTCCAGTTAGTAATTTCACCCGCTGCGTTGTACAAGATTTGACTTAGGGTAGCTTTAGTTGATTCGTTTAAAAAAGAACGTGTTCTTATTCCAGGAAAATTTTCCCGTTTAGCAAATTCTTGCTGTAAGGCAAAATCCCTAACACCGTCTGGATTACTGTAAAAATCATCAATAACAATTACATTTGTTTGCATGATTAAAATTGTGTGTCAAAGAAAAATACTTGGAACAGTCTTGCATCTTGTGTGTTGCTGCCGAAATAATCTAAACTGCTATGAAATAAATCGCCGCGATACATAACTAACCGATTATATCTATTTGCGATCACATCAACCTTTTCCCACTTAGTCATGTCCTGTGGATCGTAAGGTTCTTTTCCCATTTCTGTTGCCGTCATCGCTTTATTCTTTTTATGCAAGAATATACCTGTACCGCCTGTAATAGGAGCATCCGGAGTTAAGTAGCATACTGCTGCCCATTTATTAAAATGATCAGTGTGGATCCAGCTGCGATCACTTGCATATGTTAATTGAAAAGATCCAGTATAACCGTTGTCGCTGTACCAATTTGTAATTTCTCCGCCTGCATACCAAACTATTGTTTGAATCGTTTCCTTAACGTCTGGTGTTAAAAAACTACGTGTTCTATTACCGGGGAAATTTCCAGTTACATTATATTCTTGCTGTAACGCAAATTCTCTAATAGCATCGGGATCGCCATAAAAATCATCAGTGATGATTAAATTAGTTCTCATAGTATTATTTGACTGTTATCAGTATTTAATTTAAATTTTTTAATAATAAATTTTTCGATTTGTTCTTCTATTCTTTGAAAAACACTTTTTTCCCAATATGGTCGTGCAAGCTCATAGTTTTCTTTAATATAAGGCATCATCTCGTCATAGGTATCCGCTGTCAAATTTGAAATAATGTATTCAAATTCTTCAATAGTTCTGAACTGCAAAATTCCCTTTGGATTAAAGTATTGCTCTATGTTATGACAACCAAAGTAAATTGGAACTGTATAAGTTTTGAAACAATCTAGTAGTTTTTCTGTAAACATGTTGGGCATGTCTTGATTTTCACAGGCTATATGAAACTTAGCATTAATGAAAAAAGGATCTTTGTTGGGAATCATTGGCGGGCTTCTATGAAATTTATATTCAAACACACCCATGATCTTAGCATTTCGATATCGATTTAATATTTTATATCTCATTCTATAAGGAGCACCATTAATTTTACTGCTCATTATAAAACTGATTTGATTTTGTTTTTGTAAAGGTAAATTGTCTCCTACCCAAGATCCCACTGCACAGAATTCTTGTGCCTGTGGCATAGCTACAAGTCTAGGATCATATGCTAAAATTAAATCAAATTTATTTTGACATTCTTTAACCATTCCGTAAAATTTAATATAAAGGTTGGGCGGCTCATTTTGCACTAACACATTTATATCTGCATCAGGATTATAGTTAACGTTATCAAAACAAACAGCAACTTTCAACGGAAATTTTTTAGTAAATCCAAAAGAATGGTTTAGCCCATATGCAGGCATATACCCGCGAGATTCTATTTCAAACATTAGTATTTTACCCAATTACCGGTTACACCACAGCGACCATGGACGTCCCACGGAACTTGTATAACATCATCTAGTAGATTGAATATTCTCAGAAAATAATATAAGGCATATTCAACGTCTTGATAATAAAATTTTATATTTTCCATACTACTTTGCGCACAGGCAAATATCAATGCTTCGTATTGATCTATTTTATCTCTATGCATCCCGTGAGCCACAGTATACGTACCTGTTAATGCTCCGTTAACAATTAAATCTCTAGGCAATTGTTCAGGTGTTAAAAAATCAATTTGCGGTCCTGACCAGGACATTGGTTTTTTAAGAAAAAATTTATTCCGATTTTGTTCAGTGTATAAATCCAATTTAAATGTTTCATCAAACCAATATCGTCCACACAGTTTTGTTACAAAGTCAAATTCTTTAAGGTAATTTTTAAAATGTTTAAGAAACTCAATCATCATTAGACATTCACAATAGCTCTTATTAGAATAAGTCCTTACTGTGTTAGCTATAGTAGAATTTAAATTTTCAAGTTGAAAATAATTTACATTTGGTAAATTATGTAATTCACTTAGATTTGTTGCACTGCTGTCTATTAGAAAAATAGTGCTGCCTGGCGCCAATTGATTACATGAATTAATAGTTTTATAAGTTTGCTCTAATCTTTCTTCTGTTGAAAATACTGTACGTTTTTTTGTTCCTTTGAAAGGCCGATTAGGATCTAGTTCTATACTGGAAGTTATAAAAAATGCATGTTTCATAATCTAATAACTTTTTTAATAGAATTGCTAAAAACTATTGCAGCGTTACTGAAATTACTAGTATTACATATCAATCCACCGCACCTGGCCAATGTCATCGCTTCCATAAAACTTTCTTGCCAAAACTGTTTTCTAAAAAACATGTCATATTCCCATGACCATTGCCATTTTTCTGTAATTTGCTCAGTAGGCAATCTTAAAAGATTAGGATAATATCTAATTATGTGTCCGTATCTCTGTTCCATTTTGACCAGACTTTCTACATTATCTGTAGCAACATAAAGTCCATTGTAATTTCCAGTTTCTAACTCTTTATCTATTGCTCCACAATAATCTTCAAATCGGGCAATGTTATAGTTATTGTGAACTGCCATCGTGGTCATTCTGACATGTGCGCCTAACGTGCGTTCATCTATTTGCACTAATTTACATAAATTGTCTACTCGAGTTTTTATTTCATTTTGGATATGAAGTTTACGCAATACTCTTTTGTATTCCTGTAACATTGGACTATGTTCAATAGGATTTTCTTTATCATACATTTTGCCAAATGGAAGAAAACCATTAAATTCATAGGTTCTGTCTATTTGCTGATCTAATACATATCCCATAATATGATCATAAGGTTTAGAAATACCATAATTCTCCATACTACTTCTATTTCTTACTATATGATCGACAGCCTCTTGCAGATACTCATCATTATTAGTATTTTCTTCAAAAGGACTCAACGTCAAAAATGCGTTATCAAACTCTATATTGTGTTCGGCCAAGGGAATCACTCCACATTGCAAGAATCTACTAAATGGTCCTCCCCCTGGTAAAACAAAAATAAAATTTTTCATAATATTTTCATCCAATGCGCAATCATTTCATCTAGCATGGATTCAAAAGTATATTTAGGTTGCCATCCCAGTTGTAATCTGATTTCTGTGCTGTCACCTCGGAGATATTTTAATTCTTCGGGACGTAAGAATTTTTGATTTTGTACTACATAGTTTTCGTAATTTAAATCTAAACTTTCAAAAACGTATCGGCATAGATCTCTTACTGTGTGACTTTCTCCGGTGGCCACAACCCAATCTCTTGCAGCATCATGATTTACAATTAGATGCATGGCACGAACATAATCATAACTATGTCCCCAATCTCTTGAACTATCTAAATTACCCAGTTCTAGTAGATCTGCCAAACCTTTTTTAATTTCTACTGCAGTTTTTACTACTTTGTTAGTAACGAAATTGGTGCCTCTACGTGGACTTTCATGATTAAACAATATGCCATTACATGCATGTAATTTGTATGCGTCTCGGTAATGTCTGGTTAAATTAAAACCCATTACTTTACTACAACCATAGGGGCTAACCGGAGTCATTGGAGTTGTTAGTCTTTGTACTCCATCAGTATCAATGCTATTACCAAACATTTCACTGCTGCTAGCTTGATAAAATTTTGCTTTAGGGCAAAATTGTCTGTAAGATTCCAGCATGTTTAAAACACCGAGACTATTAGTTTTAATAGTAAATGCCGGCATATCAAAACTAATTCTTACATGACTCATTGCACCTAGATTATAAATTTCATCTGGTTGAACATCATTAATTACTTTGGTCACGGACCACTCATCTGTCAGATCACCGTATATTCTTGTAATATTGTCGTTGATATGTTGTAATCTACTGCTTTGATTTTCAGGTACACTTTGGCGTCTTACTATACCAAATACTTCGTATCCAAGTTCTAATAGATATTCTGTTAAGTAACTACCGTCTTGACCGGTAATACCAGTAATTAGTGCTTTCTTTTTCATATTAAGTTTTTAAATAATTTCTTTTCACTAAGATCTGCATAATTTTCCCACCCACCACAATCGGGATTATTTTCGGGTACTTGATCCATTAGTATGATTCCCCGGGCAGCATCTTCTGGAGTCATATACATATGCCAACCGCAAATTTCACCATCATCCTCCCATTGGCTTATAGTTAAATCCCTGCCGTCATATCTTGCTTTACTTAACCAATCATAAGCATCTTTGTCATCAGTGAGAATCATACCTCCGCGACCAATTGGCACACGTTTTTTTATTTGGAAACTACAAACATGCAACCCACCCTGATACATTCCCTTGCGCCATCTTGTTGCAGCATCCCAGATGTTATAGGGTTTCAGTTGATACATACCTGACCATTCTTCATGTCTGAATGCGGGGACGCACCCTGCGTGAATGATATTCATCGGAATACTTTGATATGTATGCTTTGGGATTTCAATTACACCGCGAGCTTGTACGTATTTCAAACATAAAAAAACTCCATTGGTACAACAATCCACTGCTACTGCATATTTTGATCCGGCAAAATCCGCAACTTTACGTTCAAAAATTTCTACTGCATCACGTGGATCAGTCCAGTTGTACCCCAATTTTTTTAACTCCGCCAATTCCGGTCTTTGAAAATGATCTGGCAGTCGCCCGCTTGGCCAACTATTAAATTTAGTCATTATATGTATATCCTAATTTAGCTGCATATTCATATGCTTTGTCTTTGTTTCTTTTTCTTATAGGTCTGGCTGGACTTCCTGCGTATACTGTCCACGGTTCTGTATTAGTTTTAAGTAAACTATTAGATCCTAAAACACTGCCTTCTGCCATAGTTACTCCTGGAAGAACCACACTATTAGCAAGCACCCCACTAAACCGTTTTAGGACTATAGGAGCAAGGGTTTGTCGATCTTTATATTCATTTGGAATTAAAGGACCAATTAATCCATCACCGTGAAACTGTTCACTGCCACATATGAATTTAGAACCAACGCTTAAAAAACAAAAATCTTCAACTGTTAATTTAGATAATTTGCCACCTATTACAGCAACGTGCGGACTTATATGCACATAATCGTGAATTTCCAATTGTGTCGAACAATAAAAGAAAGGATCGATAGCAACATGATTTCCAATTCGACATAACTCTATTCTTGTAAAAATAGCAGTTTTGTCTATACAAACATCAGTTCCTAATTTCATATGTTATCTTAATTTAGGACCTAGTACCCATGTAGTAAGAGTTTTTCTTACTCCCCAAGTAACTGGACACACTTTGTGTAATAAAAATGACGGGAACAATAATACACTGCCTTTTACTAATGGTGCAATAGTAGGTGTGCGTTCCATACTCATATTAAGTTGAAATTCTCCTCCACCGAAATCTACCTCTGGTTGAGTAAGAAGAATCACCACTGTTAGTTTTCTAAAAAATTCATTAATTCTGTAATCATATTGTTGTGGATTATCAAATGCCAAGTCCATATGAAAGTCATGGTGCCCACCTTTATGATACTCAGCATATTGAATATATGGTATACCGGTCAGATCCAAATTAAAAACATGATCATTAAATCTTTCTATCCTGGAATTTAACCTATCATATATCCACTGTGTGTCATAAGTAGGATATTCTATCCAAGCTGTATATGCATCTCTAGTAGAATAATCTGGATTTGATTTAAATAATTCGCCCTTATTGATTTCTAAAGTTTTACAATAATTGGCAATCCAATCAATTTCTTCCGTACTAAATGCTTCGTTGTCTACAATTTTAGATGTAAAAAACAATTGCTTTTGCATAGGAATAGTAGACAATTTAGTCATCAAATAAACACCTTATCATTTTGCTGTCCAGTATAAGGACCGGTTTTATATTCATATACCACAGTGTCATCCTCAAGTATAGTGTAAGTGTGACCGCCTTCAAATGTCATACTACAATCACCTGCACGAATTATTTGTTTTTCGATAAACGTTCCGTCTGTGTCATAAAAGCTGCATTCTACACTGCCTTTTATCACTACCCAACTTTCTTGTGCTATTATACACGGACTAGGAGTATTTTTCCAAATATGTCGGTGAGGACGAAACGTTTGTCCTTTTTTCATTCTTAATGTTGCTAATTGTAAAAATTGATGATCTTCGGCCACGTTTGTACGTTCAGTGATTTCATCAAATCGGTGAACTAAATGACATAAAGTAGAAGAATTTAATCGACTATAAATTTTATACATAGTAGAAATTTTGCCTTGCAATTTTTTGAATCCACTCATCAAACTGGTCATGGACAACTTGATCACTGAAATTTTGTTCGGCCCACGATCTACAAGTTACAGGATCCAATTCATGTACTCGTTGGGCTGCTCGAACAAAACTACCAAAATCTTTACATCTAAATCCTGTGACTCCATGCACTACACTGTCTACAAATCCACCCCAATCGGTTGTTAAAACAGGAGTTCCACAAAACTGTGCTTCAGCCACAATATTGCCAAATGGTTCTATATAGTGGGTCGGTGCCATTAAACATTGGGCACGCCGTAATAAATCACTTCGCTGTTTGGGGTTTACATATCCTAATAGTTCCACATGATCTGGAACTTTTGAATAATTCAAGTGTTGTAAATCAGTGGCAGGACCTGCAATATATAGTTTTTTTCCAATACGTTCTGTTACCTGTATACATAAATCTATGCCTTTGTCATAGTTAACTCTGCCTAAATAAACAAAATAATCTTCTTTTTCGCTGCAAAAATCAAATTCACTAGGAGTAAATGCGTTTGGAATCACTGCATCATACCAACTTGGTTTTAGCAACATTTTGTGTAATCCATAAAAATAGTGCATTTGACTGTAACTAACAAATGCACGATAATTGGAATATACTGCATCGGGCGGATATCCAATACTGGGCTCTAAACAAAATAAATCTGGATGATCGTCCATGGTTGGTTTATTGGCTCTACCGTAAAACGCCAATAACATGTCGCCGGGACGTTTTCTTTTTGCTACAGCTTTTGTGGCACGTTCATTGTAAACACTGATTAAATTTGGTTGATGATTTAGTAAACTACCGTGCTCAGGAGGAGGGAATTCACTGTTAGTTACACAAACTTCGTGTTCACAGGTAACTCCAGCAGATTCATGTCCATAATGAACTAGATTGTACCCACGTTGTTGCATATTTTCGATGAATTTCAATGCTGCAACATTGAATGGTTCCATTCTATAGTTTGTGTGTGTAATGCCAGAAGGATTTGTCAGAATATGTAAAGTACAGTCCATGCCTAATTGAATTAGTGAATTTGTAATTATTTAACGCAGGGAAAAACAGACAAAAATTATTGTACTGGCATAGTCACAATTCTAAGTTCGTCTAAGGTATATTTTCCGCTAGTAGCTAAATCTTCGAATTCAATCTGCGCTTTTTGCTCTGAATCAAACGCACCCGATATAATGTAACTTGTGTTATATTCATCATAAGGTGTAATTAATACTAACCAAATTTCCATTTTTTATACCCTATATAAAGTGATTATGGGTCTGCCAGCACTTGTGCTACTAGTTGCATCTGCCAAAGTATATGCACCTGCACTGTCAGTTATAGCATAAGCAATTGAACCCGTACTGTTGCTTCTTACTGAGCCTGCTGCCACATACCCAGTGGGGACCATACCCCATGCAAATCCAATCCCTAAATTACTTGTGCCATTCCATGTAAAGTTTGTGTTAAAGATAATATCTAGAGGTAAATTAACACTAGCAGTAAAAGTAGGTAAATTCGCTGCATTCCGAACTGTGGTCCATCCTGTAGTTATATTAGTTCCAACTGCGTTTGCTGTGTTAATCATTCCCACTGTATAACTAGGATAGGGTTGATAACTACTTGACGGTGCTGTTATCACAAACATACCAAGGGCATTAAATGTTGTGGATCCCGAAATGCCAGCTGCATTTAATTCAGCTGCAGTATATATCACTACTATTTTGCTACGTCGATAGTAAATATTTAGAGGTCCTGGAGCTTGTGTTGAAGGCACAGTGTTAAAAACCAAAGGCTCAATTTGAAAGCCACTTACATTAACCCCGCCAGTTAAAGTTACTCCACCGGATAATGCAACCATGTTAAGTTCGACCTACTACAACAGTGATCATGGCAGGAACATTGCCATGATATTCTTCTAAACTTTTACCAATTATTGTGCCAGGCTGATAAAGAGCTGGGTCTAGCCGTTGAGCTACTCCTGGGATATGACTGGTCACTAATCGATCTCCTTTCCCAACTGGTCCTATTACCATTGTGGGCACTCGCCCTGTTAACGCTAATTCTACTACATTTTCACCTTGTTGCATAGAGTTCATCAAATAACTAGGGTTAGTAGATACCACACCTGCGACTTTACTGGAATGGCTTGTTGTACTTAGTGTAACTTCTTTAGTACCACCAAAATCTAACACTGTGCC